TATTGAAGGTGGTTTTATACCATTAGAAGAAATTGAAAAAGCCAGGCAAACTTTAGATGCCAGAACATTTAAACAAGAAATGGAAGGATCATTTGAGGTATCTGCAAACAGATGTGCCTATAATTTTGATAGATCCTTACATGTCAAAGATGATCTTGACATTCCTTATAAAAAATACTGGGGTATAGATTTTGGTGTTGCCAGTTACATGAGTGCAGTATTAATTGCTGAATTTGTAAATGGTGACATCTATGTCATAGATGAAATAGCCATGAAGAATAGTAATACATTTGAATTGGCTAAAGCTATGAGAGGTATATGTCCTTCTGTTGAATGCTATCCAGATCCAGCAGGTAGGGCAAGAACAAGCAACAGCACAAGATCAGATCACATGATTCTTTTAGATAATGGCTTTGTGCCAATCAGTAGAAAAAAGAATCCAACTCAAAGAGATAGGCTGAATGCTTTGAATAAAAAATTAAAAGATGCTAATGGTAAGCCAAGCTTATTCATTAAGTCAAAATGTAAAATGCTAATAAGGGATCTTGAAATGACAACAATGCTAAATGGTCAGATCTATAAAACTGAGGATCTAAGTCACATGCTTGACTCTTTATGTTATCCTATAGAAATGAAGTTTCCTTTATCAATGAAAGGTGTTGAATCAATATCATGGTAATTTATTTTATACTTGGCTTATTTACTGGATGGCTAACTATCATATTAGCATTTGCATATCTAACAATCAAACTTGATCAGAAAAATAAAGAACTTCAAACAGATCTAATATCCTACCTAAAAACAATTTATGATCAAGATATTCAAATAGAAAATTATAGGAAATACAAATCATGATTATCACAAATCTAACAGAACAAATGATGTATAGGATCTTAATGGAATCCATTGAAGAGAACTATGATAAAGAACAAGAAGACAGAGAAACTAAAATGGATTTTTATGAAGGGATCAATTTACAAGAAGATCTTAGAAAATATTTTGATAGTGAATCATTATCACAAATACCACCAGCTTATTTAAATCTTACAAGATCTATTATTGAAAAAAGAGCAGGTGTATATCAGCAACAGCCAGTAAGATATGCTGATGAGAAATACTTAGATGCTTTAGGTGACTTCAATGGTGTTATGAAAGAATTTGAAAAACTGGTTTATTTATTAGGCACAGAAGCATTATACACATATTGGTCAGAAGAAAAACAAATGCTCATGTATAGACCATTACACTTCTTTACACCATACTTTAGACCTAATGAAGATGAGCCATTTATGGTTATGTGGCAGGTAGAATCACAGCTACAAGCAAGATCAGAAGATGCTCAGTTCATGGTATGGTCCAGATCTACTGATGACATGCCAGGTAAACATTTTATGATCAGCAGTAAAGGTAAGATCACATCCTTAGTAGATGATGATCTAAATCCATTTGGTGATATCCTTCCAATTAATTTTGGTCACAGATCATTCATGACAAGAGATTTTATGAGAGCTGGTGCAGAAGATATTATAGATGCTAATAGATCTGTAAATATTATGCTTACAGAGTTAGCTCTTAGTTCCAGGTTTCAACTTGGTCAGCCAGTGATCAGTTCTATTGACACTGATGCAAGAATCCAATTTGGTCAGGACAAAGCTTTATTACTGCCTGAAGGTAGTTCCTTTGACTATGTGACACCTAATGCTAATGTTACAGCTATGAAGGAAAGTATTAAGTTTATGATTGATAGTGTAGCTCAGGCTAATAATGTCAAAATGAACTTTACAAATCCACAAGCAGAATCTGGATTATCTAAGAAGATGAGTCAGCTTGATCTCATGGATGCTTTAAGATCAGATACTGAACAGATCTATAGACCATTTGAAAAAGAACAATTTAGGATCTCAAGAAGAATTTTAGAAGTATCAGCAGGTATAAATGTAAGTGAAGAGTTTAGTGTAGATTTCCAAGAGAAGTCTATACCAATGAGCTCTCAAGAAGAAATAGATTACTTCACATTTGCATTTGCTAATGATCTGGAAAGCAGACAATCTTATTTAAGAAAAAAGAATCCAGATCTTAAAGAAGAAGAGATCCAGGAAATAGTAGATCAAGTAGATCAAGATACACCTGAAGCACCTACTGGAACTATTTTAGATCAGATTAGACAAGGATCATAATGGCTGATTTAGATTTTTATGCTGTTGCAATAAGACAGATCCAGGAAGATCTGATAAAGAAGCTTGAACAAGTAATACCAAGACTTAAAAAGCTATCAGATACTGAGATGATCAATGTAGCACAGCAGATTGACTTCATGACTGAGCTTGATGAGTTAGGCTATGGTAGGCTGTTAGATAGGATGAATAAGGCTTATGAGGATGAGATCCTAAGAGCTTACAGAGAACTATCCAGAGCAAGAGTAGCAATATCATCATCATCTGCTGTTTTAATAGATCAGCTTAGAGGATTTGATATGGAATATTTATCAAGTGGAGTCCAGGAATATGCTAATGATCTAAAGGTTGCTTTGATGAGAGGAATCATTACTGGAGAAGCTACAGCAGTCATTGTAGAAAATTTAAGATCTAACTTTGGTCCTGGAAAAAGAATTGGATCTGCAAGATCAGTAGCTTTAGTTAATGACACATTTGCAAGATTTAGTAATGCCAATAGATTGAAAGCATTTGAGTCTTTAGGTGATGATGTAAAATTTATTTATATAGGACCAAGAGATGCTAATACCAGAGATAGCTGTATGGCAGTAATGGATTATATTGATAAGAATGGTCCTTTAACTGCATCAGAAATTAGAGATCTAAGAAATGTCATTGGTCAGCAAAAAGATGGATCAAGATTTTTTGGTTTCTCAGACAGAGGTGGATATAATTGCAGACATGATTTTATAAGGGATGTATGAAGTTACCAGCAATAACAAAATTAAATAGAGATAAAATGAAGGTCATGGCACAATTTGCTATAGATCTTATTAGAAGAGATGCTAATGATGGAATATTCCAGAATGATACTGGACCACATTCTTATGGATCACATGGTGACACTAAAGGTAATGCACCACAAAAATTAGGTAAATACTCTGATTACAAAGCCAATGGTATGAGAAGGATCAGAGATGGTAAAAAAATTAAAGGTTTTGGTGCTCAATCTACTGACACCAGGACAAGTCATGTAAATATGCAACTTACTGGCAGAACACTTAGAGGGATCAGAGCAGGTGCAAGAAAAGACACTGCAATCCTTAGATTTGATAGAGGTGCTGTTGTCATGGGTAATGCTAATAGATCACCAGATGGATATGACATTTATGATCTAAGACCTGCTAATCAGCAGAAGTATGCAGATGAACTTGCAAGAATTCTTGAGAAAACAAATATAGATAAATATTTGAAAACACAAGAAATAATGAAATAATAAACCAGGAGGACTATATGTCTGAAGTACAAGATGTACAAGAAAATAAAGTAGTAGAAGAAGCAGTAGCAGATGAAGCTACACAGAGTAATGAAGCAGTCGGTAGTTTGATTGCAGAGAGTAAGAAATACCGAACAAGAGCTCAATCAGCAGAGCAAGAGTTAAATGATCTCAAGAAATTAATTGCTACAAAAGAAGAAGAGCAATTAGCTGAACAAGGTAAATGGAAAGAAATAGCTGAAAACTATAAAAAGGAAATTGATTCTTTAAGCACAATCAAGGCTGATTATGATCAGATCCAGATGCAAAGAGCTCAAAGAAAAGAACACCTATTATCACAGCTTCCAGATGCAGAACAAGAAATCTACAATGAGCTATCATTAGAGAAACTTGAAAGACATGTGGAAACTAAATCAAAGAACAAAGTATTGACAGATCCAGGTAAAGAAGTAACTGCAAGTGGCAAATTTGCTTCAGCCACTAAGTTCTCAGACATCACTGATGAAGATAGAAAGAAGATGAAGAGAGATCCTAAACTTTGGCAACAAATAGTAGAAGGCTATAAAAGTTAATTATAAAGGAGCTATAAAATGGCTAATGTAGGAGTTTCACAAGTAGATGTTTTTCTTGGCGAAATGTGGTCAGATGCTGTCTTAGAATTTGCACAAAAGAGAATGGTCTTAAGAAATCAGGTAACTGACTTCTCAAGTCTTGCTCAAGGTGCTGACAGAATCAACATTCCACAAGTCAAGGAAGATACAAAAAGAGATAAGTCAGCTGACTCAGCTGTTACTTATGACGCAAACACAGATACATCAAGAACAATACCACTTGATCAACACATTTATGAAGCAAAAAGAATTGAAGATATTGCACAAGTGCAATCATCTCAAGATCTATTCCAGGCATATGCAAGTGCTATGGGATATTCTTTAGCTAAAGGTGTTGAAGCTTATTTAGCTGGTAAAATTCAAGGACATACACAGAACTTAGTAACTCTGGCTACAGATGACATCATCTTACCAGCAGAATTAAGATCTGGTCTTGAATTATTACTTGATGGAAACCATGATTACACAGATGGAGAAACCTATTTCTATGCTAATCCAAAAGCATACATGAACTTAATGGGTAATGGTGACTTCACTGAAGCACAGAAAAGAGGGGATGCAATAAATCCTATAGTTTCTGGATCAATCATGGAGATCTATGGAATGCCAGTATATCCATCAACAGATTGGTCTGAAGGTGGAGTAAACATTTCTGGATCTGTTTTCAAGAAAGAGTCAGTTTACTATGCTGAGCAGTTTGGTGTAAGAAGCCAAAGTGCTTATGACTTAGACCACTTAGCTACTTCAGTAGTGGTAGATATGTTGTTTGGTGCAACACTATCACATCCTGAAGAAAATGCTTTAGGT